ATCATAAAAAAACACCCGATTTTATGCCCTACCTGTGCCAACTTGACACACCTATAAAAAATTAGTAATATATAAGAATAACAAAGGAGTCCATATGGATATACAATATAATTTGTTTGATGAGCAACTCCCTTTTGAGGAGGGAACAGAATATACAGCAAATCAAATAACAGATAAAATAAAATGGTATTACAACAATAAACCTTTTTATGCTATGAATAACACTAAAGAAACTACAGATAGAATTTACTACTGTGATTTCAAACCACGCAACCGATATATATATAATGGTAAGTGGCGTAAAATAAAAAACAAACGAGAACTTTCACCACTTGAGAAATCTCAGTTCTTAAATGTATATGATAAAAACAAACATCAATTTCGTAAAATAGATTTATCAACATTAAGTTATCTGCGAGTTGGCAAATATAGGTTTAGAGTAGACCAAGTAAAAGATGTTGAAAGTTTTCCTCGTGTAATGATAAAAAGGTTGCCATAATGTCAGAGCTAGTTATACAAACAGCTATAAATAATGGAGACTTACCCAAATTGACATAACAAGTATAATTTAGTATATTATACTTTCACAAACGCTAAAAATAAAGCCCCCCTCATTGGTGTAGGGGGGTTTTTTAAATGTACTAACAAAAGGAAACATTATGCCGTTTACAGTAGACACAAGACGAGTAGCTAACCATAAAGAAGTTTGCTACAAAAAGAAAACAAAAGAAGGCAAATACCCATATGCAGATGCAACATACCATTTAGCATGGGGCAGTATGGCAATAGGTATTGGAGAGATAACTAAAAATAATTTTACAGAAGTTTATTCCAGACATAAATTTTTACACAATGTTTCTGGTTTATCAGTACCCTTTAATCTTACCTTACGAGATGTATATGCACACATTGGATTAACAACAAATGTTGCACCAGAAAAAACAACACCTTGGAGAAACAGAATTGCTAAAGGTCAATGGCAATCAATTACATTTGACACAGCAGAAAAAGCTAGTAATATCAATGAAATATCAACTTATGGAGGTACAAAATGAACAGGCAAGATACACAAGCAAAAGACTTTCAAATTAAATTTGGAAACTTAACTACACAAATGGCATTTGATTATAATTATAGTATGAATAATAATAGTATAAAATTAAAAGTACCTATAAAAAAAGATGGAGTTGTTTTTTCTACTCTGTCAAACTTAGATTTAATAGTTAAAATAAAAGATATAACTACAATGGAAATAGAAAGTATTTTTATTGATAGGGAATCAGTTTATGAGCTTATAAAAGAGGTACAAGGTAGACAAGGTTTTCCTGCCCAACTAGGTTGACCATTAATATATTTTTTTATATAATAACATATCTGTGTAAATACAGCCTCCCTAAAGGGGGGAGTCTGATTATACCCATATAAAAAACACTGTCAAGGAAATAATATGATTGTAGAAATTTTTGTTATGTTGATTATTGGTTTCATCATAATTTACTATGCGAGCAACCGATGAACAAACCATTTAGTTTAATAAGATTATATACTAAGATTGATAACCTAAAAAAAGTATGGAGAAAACAACTTAATTCAAAAAACGAATGGAGACGTAAGTACTTGACTTTACTTACCGAATATAAAACTGTATTAATAGAGAATAATAAACTTAAAAGAGGTAGACGAAATGATTGGTAAACCAATAAGCACAACTGTTGAAGCTAAAAAAGTTATGATTAGTTTAGGTACAGCAGGTAAAATGCCATGCCCCACTTACAACACACCTGCATCTTTATGTGTAACAGGTAGTAAACTAAGAGATATAGAAGGCACTACTTGTAAAGGCTGTTATGCTATGAAGGGTCATTACCTATTCCCAAATGTACAAGAAGGATTGACTAAAAGATTTCATGCGTTCCTCCACCCTCGTTTTGTCGAGGCTATGACGTTCATGATAAAAAGGTACTCAGCTAAGTCTGGGTACTTTCGTTGGTTTGATAGCGGTGACTTAAAAGATATTGCTATGTTAGAAAAGATAGCTATGATATGCCAACAAACGCCAGAAATTGAGCACTGGCTACCTACAAGAGAGGTAAAGGTAGTATCAGACTACCTCAAGATATACAAAGAGTTTCCAGATAATCTTATGGTTAGAGTATCTGCACCCATGATTGACGGACTACCTATAAAAAGCTATAAGTATACATCTACTGTTAATCATAAAACAAAACCAATAGGCTATGATTGTCCTGCACGATTTCAAGATAATGAGTGTAGAGATTGTAGGGCTTGTTGGGATAAGGAGATAAGTAATGTTAGCTATCACAAACACTAAATGTACTTCATGTGGTTGTAACAATGCCACATTAACACATAAGATATTTAGATTTTTATGTGCTAAATGTTATACCATAAAGGAAAGAATAAAAATATGACACCAAGAAAATGGACAGAAGATAAACTAAATGAGATAAAAGAAAAAAAGAAAACTATGAGTGCATCACAAATAGCAAAAGAGTATAATACAACAAAAAGCTCTATACTTGGTTTGCTGTATCGTGATAAACTAAAACATGGCTATGTGCCACCTGTTGACTCAAAATACACAGCACCTAAAAATGTATGGTAGTTTGACACATCAGTCTAATTAGTTTACTATATAAGAATATTAACAGCCAACAAAGGAGAAAAAAATGGCTAAAACAATGTTAAATCAAACTGTGAGCAGACCTATATTGTATGCGTATGCTCAAGAACAAATTGCCAAAACACCTAACAAGTGGGCAGGAGAAAAGAAAACAGCAATAGATGAGTTTTTGGCTACCATACCAAAAATAAAACAAATTGTTAAAGATAAGATTAGCACCCTTACACCTCAAGAAGATTTAGATGTACTTGCTAAGTATGATATGACTGAGCAAGAATCTTGTTTCTGGTTTACTGATGTTGATAATAAAGATTCATCATCATCTGCAAGACAAGATAAACAATCTATCTATGCAAACTTTGCTTGTAATGGGTATGGTAGGCATTATTATCATGGCTCATCAAGACGTGAAGTAGGCAATTTATCTACTGATGATTTGATTGCTATATACTATGAGGATATGGTTGCTAATGGTATTGATGTTGTCAAGTACAAGTTTGTTCAAGACAATAATTGCGATTACAATGGTAAACGCATGAATACATATCACAGAGAAATAAGAGATATACGAGATAAAATAGACGCATATCAACAAAAGTTCTTTGATGATAATGATTTGTCTATGTCTTTTACTGTACCTAGAAGTAGTAGTTCTTGTCATCAACGAGCAAGAATTATAACTTCAGAACAGTTAGCTGTCTTTGATGATTATTTGTCTAAACTTGAACGTATACGTTTAAAATGGCACAAGCACTATGAACAGATGAAAGAAAAGTTTAAAGCATATGCAGAACTTATTCGTTCTTCTAAAAACCTTGAGCAAGTCATAGAACAATGGTCTGAGGCTGAGAATGTTAGACATAAAATTGCAGGCACAGGTACAGCATTAGCTTTATCATCTATATCTAAAAGTATTATAGAACAAGATATGGCAGAACGTAAACTTGCTGAAACTGTTGCTGTTGTTGTGACACCTAAAGAAAGTGTAGGTGTGTAATGGGAATGTGGAGTGTTGATTATGATAATGGCAACTCTGTTGCATATAACTATACACAAAAAGACCACCCAAACTTTGTTGAATTTACCATTGATGAAGTTACACATGCAGGGCATGATGCAGGAACAGCAGGAACTCATTGGTATATAACAGTAAACAAAGATTTAGGTAATGGTCGAACTAGACGATATTATGGTATAGGTATTCATGTGGGCAGTTGGTTTAATTTATTCACACGAGAACTGGATAGAGCAAGGCAAGGTCTTGAGCCTACTAGATATATGGCTGTACGAGCAAGAGAAAATTATTGGGTTGAGCCTAAGTTGTGCAATCCTGTAATTAATTCTTCTGATTATACAGCAAGTCAAAAAGCAAATCAAAATAAGATGGTGGCTTGACATAAAGCCACTATTAGTTTATTATATAGTTTGATACTGTGAAAGTGGATAAAACCGCCACCGACTAGTGTTCCGTCAAGTACTTAAAAAAGGGAGGTCAGTATCAAATTTATTTGAGCAGTAAGGTGTTTGTTTAATAGTCTCCTTTCTTCTTTACTGCTCAAGTAAGTTTAGAGTTTACAACTATGTTGATGGTTTGAACCCAGAGGATTGCTGTCTATCCTTTTTAGCTTGACAGTTAGTTGTAATAGGGCGAGATAAACGGAGTTATTCGGCTCTCGCCCGTAGCTACGAACCCTTTCCACACTTTCTTTTTAGAAGGTGGGAAGGAGGTGTTATTATGAGTGAGCAATCAGCTTTAGCTGAAATCAGAATAAAAGCACTTGACTTTTCAACATATGCTGATGAGAATATTGTTAGTATAATTGAAGAAGAGTCTGGTTTTGTTTCTGATTACTTTACTTCAGAACAAATTTTGAAGGAAGTAAAATTAGCAAAAAAAGATATGTTTTCACATCACTTTGAAAACGCCAAAAATTAACCTTGTGAAGTCAAGTAGAAAGCCGTGTTATAGCGTGTGCTACTACTTGACTTTTTTTTATTTATCAATTATAAAGTCTACATGAATTTTAAAAATCAATTATCAATTATAGAAACCCTTATTCAAGGTGACGAAATAGACACAAGAATAGATTGTCCATTTTGTAAAAATATCAACACACTAACAATTAAAAAAGAAAATAGTAAACTTATGTGGTATTGTTTTCATGCCTCCTGTAGTGCCAAAGGCAAAGTATCTAGTGAAGCTTCTATGGCTGACGTACTATCACTACTATCACGCACTAAAAAAAACGACACAGAAAAAAAAATTTTTACTATTCCCAAAAATTTCGTTAGTGTTTTTTCTACTGATAAGTGTACAGACTACCTTAAAAAAAATCATTGCATGCAATCTTACATTGAGGGCCGGGCAGACATACGCTATGATGTAAAACAACATCGTGCTGTCTTTATTATAAAGGATAAAAAAAAGATTTATGGTGCTGTTGGTAGAGGGCTAACCTCACAGGTATACCCTAAGTGGTTTATGTATGGTAATAAAGAGTATCCATTTATATGTGGTAGTAATGACATAGGTATTCTTGTTGAAGACTGTGCTAGTGCTTGTGCTGTATCTCATTTATATTCTGGTATCGCATTGATGGGTACAAGTTTACCAGAGAGTTATATACCTGTACTAAAAAAAAGGTTTAAGAAAATAATTGTAGCACTTGATAGGGATGCCACTACTAAGGCATTTGACATAGCAAATAAGTTAAGATATTATATAGATACTCAAGTAAAAATACTTGACGATGATTTAAAATATTACGAAAGTAATCAAATAGAAAGTATATTAAAATGACTAAAGAAATAACAATAGAAAAAGATACCATACATGTAGAGATGAAAAATGTTTATGGTAATAATTTAATTTACCCAGTTTGTCATAGAGCAAAATTGTTTACCTCAATAACAGGTAAAGAAACATTGACCAGAGATGCAATTTATTTTATAAGACAATTAGGTTACAAAGTTAAAAACAAAGAGGTACTAATACCATGAACATATTTTTTTTAGACGAAGACCCATACAAAGCCGCACTTGCTTTATGTGATAAGCATGTGCCAAAAATGTTATTAGAGTCAGCACAAATGTTGTCAACTGCTGTTAGGAAGTACGAAGAAGAAACAAATGGTATAATATTAGCAGAACCAATATATAAATCTGCATATCAAAAACATCCTATGACAATATGGGTTGGTGAAAATAAAAATAATTTTAAATGGGCATTAGAAAATGCTGTGTATATTAATCATCAATACGAACAACGTTTTCGTAAAGAACACAAATCATTTGCTGTTATAGAAAACATATATAACTTTGAATTAGATGCACACTTACCAGAAAAATCTTTTACGGAACCACCACAATGTATGCCAGATGAATACAAAGATAAAGATTATGTCACTGCGTACAGAAAATATTATCAAGGTGCTAAAGCTTATTTTGCAAAATGGCAGAAGGGTGTATTTCCTCCAGAATGGTGGGTAAATGCTTAAATTTGTTACATTATTTTTCTTTTTATTACAGGGTTGTACTTACTTTGTTGCTAAAGAAACAATACAAGTTATTGATGATGCACTGGAGAGTAGCCCTAATCCAGAAAAGAAAAAGAAAATATTAAAAAAACAAAAAATAAAAAAAGATAAAGCAAGAGAGTTTTATTGTAGTAAAGTAAAAGATGAGGAGAAATGTATAAATGTTTAATAAAATATTTATTGACGCACTGATAGAATTTTTGTATATTAATTTAAAAAGACAGCCTGTAACAAAAGGCAAATTAAAACAGCTATTCATTATATTTATATTAGGATGGCAAACAGAGATAAGGAAAATTAAAGATGTTAAAAAGAACATATCGTAGAGGCCCAGATAAACAAATAGGAAATCGTGTGCCTACTAAAAAAAAGAAAAAAAGAGATTGCATGATGTGCTATACCCCATTTCTAAGTGAGGGTATTCACAATAGAATTTGTACTAAATGCAAAGAGACTGAGTATTATCAAACTGGTCAAGATTATTCGATGGTGAACTAAATGTGGAAACTAATTGATTGCGGCACACACCCTTGGTTTGTTTTAGAAAAACAAAAATACTTTCATTGTGTATATGCACATAATGGTGAGTATAAAAAATTAAAATTAAAACGAACTGAACTTCCTATGTACATGATGAATTGCAGAAGTTATTTAGCCTACTTACGAACTTGGCCTTTATCTAAATCATCCTGTAGACTTGACAGAAAGATTGCAAAATATTATATAAAGCATTGGAAGAATAGAACTAAAACAAAATTAATGAAAGATATATTAAAACAACTGCGAACCATATGATTGAAAAACAACTTATAAATTTATTATTAGATAAAGATTTTTACGAAGAAAATAAAGGTCGAGTATCTAAAACAATGTTTACCAATGGTACAGGTACATTGTACGAAACAATAACAAAAGCTCATGCTAACTCAGATACAAGTTTAAGTATTGATGAGATTTCTACATTGCATACAGAAGTATACAATCCTGCGTTAACAAGAGTTGCAAGAGATAACTTTAGTGATTTATTAGAAGAGGTAAGAAATCAAAAACCTAATAAAAAAATAGCTGTAACTATATTAGAGTCATTACATAAACAGGCAATAGCAAAACAAATTGCCGTAAAAGCAACAGAGATGTATAATAATACAAATGATACAACTTTTAATGATATCCAAGCATTAATAGATGAATCAAATGGTGTAAACAAAGAAGAGTATGAAAATGTTACAGATGATATACACCTGCTAATTGATGCATTAAAAGATAATACGAAATGGAAATTTAATCTATCTGAACTTAGGGATAGAGTTAATGGGATTGGTGATGGTAATTTTTTAATTGTCTTCGCCAGACCGGAGAGTGGCAAGACCGCATTTTGGGTTAATATGGTCGCAGGTCAAGGCGGTTTTGCTTCTCAAGGGGCTAAAGTATGTGCACTTATCAATGAAGAACCTGCAATAAGAACGCAGATGAGATTGGTAAACGCACATACTGGTATGAGTTTTGCTGAAATAAAAGATAATCCTACAAAAGCAGGTGAGTCATGGGCTAGTATTAAAGATAACATGAGAATACTAGACACAGTTGATTGGTCACTTGATAAGATAGATTCATATGTAGCAAAAGAAAAACCAAATGTTTTAGTTATTGACCAATTAGATAAGGTGCATGTAACTGGTACATTTGCAAGAACAGATGAAAAACTACGAGCTATATATACCGGGGCAAGAGAGATTGCTAAGAGAAGAAGCTGTGCTTTAATTGGTATATCACAAGCATCTGCAGATGCGTCTGGTCGTTTAGACTTGACATTTGACATGATGGAGAATAGTAAGACAGGAAAGGCGGCGGAGGCTGATGTAATTATTGGTGTTGGGTTTAGTAACAATCTAGAAGTAGACCAAGATTTAAGAAGTGTTGCTGTTAGTAAAAATAAAATAACAGGATATCATGGCAAGATAACTTGCAAGATTATTCCAGAATTATCGAGGTACATAGATTGATTACAGTATTTGACATAGAAACATCCTATCAAGTTATTGATGGTAAGAAAGACCCTTCACCCAAACATCCAAATAATTTTATTGTTAGTATTGGTATTAATGATGAGTATTTCTTTTTTAAACACTCAGAATACAATGGGCCCATATATAAAAAAGAGATACAGGATATCTTAGATGAGACAACATTACTTGTTGGTCATAATATAAAATTTGATTTATTATGGTTATGGGAGTCTGGTTTTAATTATAAAGGTAAAATATATGATACTATGATTGGTGAATATGTTTTAGGTAGAGGTTCTAAACAAAGTTTAAAATTAAAAGATTGCTGTATAAGACGTAATGTTAGTCAAAAATCTGATGCAACAGAGCAGTATTTAAAACGTGATGTTTCTTTTGAAAATATACCTTTGCGTATTGTTGATGAGTATGGTAGACAGGATATACAAGCAACTAGAGCTCTGTTTCAATCACAAATGAAAGATTTTAGATTACCTAGAAATAAAATACTACTTGATACTGTGCGTATTATGTGCCAATTTTGTGCTATACTAACACAGATGGAAAGTAATGGTATACGAATTGATATACCTAAATTAAATGAAGTTGAAAAAGAATTTCAATTAGAACATGATAAATTGCGTACTGAAATTGATACTATAATACATGAGAAAATGGGAGATACTAAAATTAATCCATCAAGTCCAGAACAATTATCTATGTTAATTTATGGAACTAGAGTTGTAGATAAAAAAGGTTGGGTAATGGATTTTAATATTGGTATTGATAAATATACTAAGAAACCAAAAAAACGCCCACGCATGACTAAGTTAGAATTTCAAAAAACATTGATGATGTATTTAATGCCTATATTTAAAACAAAAGCATTACAATGTGATGAATGTAAAGGTAAAGGATACATACAAAAATACAAAGTAAATGGTGGTAAATATAAAAATATGTCCAAATGCCCAACTTGTAAATCAGAAGGTGTCATATATAAAAATACAGAAGAGAGAGCAGGATTTGGAGCAAAAGCACAATTTGTTTCTGATGCATCTGAAGGTGGTTTTAAAACGGACAGAATTACCCTACAAAGATTAGCATCACAAACTGAAGAATTAAATAACTTTGTAAGTAAGATTACAAGATACAATGCATTAGAAACCTATCTATCTACATTTGTAGAAGGTATAAAAAAACATACAAAACAAGATGGTTTTTTGTATCCTAATTTTATGCAATGCATTACAAGAACAGGCAGGTTGTCAAGCCGTGACCCTAACTTCCAAAATCAACCACGAGGTGGTACATTTCCTATTCGTAAAGTAATTACATCTCGATTTGAGAATGGTAAAGTGGCGGAAATAGATTATGCACAGTTAGAATTTAGGACAGCAGTATTTTTAGCACAAGACGAGCAAGGCATGAAAGATATAGAAAATGGCGTAGATGTGCATCAATATACTGCAGACATTATCGGTGTGTCCAGACAGCATGCTAAAGGGCATACCTTCAAACCTTTGTATGGAGGTATGTCTGGAACTGATGATGAGAAGAGATACTATGATGCTTTTAAAGAAAAGTATAAAGGTATTACATTGTGGCATGAAAAATTACAAAATGAGGCATTAAAATATAAAATGATTACACTACCAACAGGCAGACAATACGCATTTCCAACAGTAGAAAGAATGCCTTGGGGTGGTACAAGTTTCTCTACACAAATAAAAAATTATCCTGTGCAGGGATTTGCTACTGCAGATATAGTTCCATTAGCTTGTATTAATATACAAGAATTAATTAATAAACATAATCTAAAAAGTATGCTAATAAATACAGTTCATGACTCTGTTGTGGCTGATATACATCCAGATGAAGAGACTGAAATGGTTGCTGTAATGCGTGAAGGTGCGGCAAAAGTAATCAAGTCTTTAAAAGATATATACAATATTGATTTCAATGTTCCCCTAGATACTGAAGTAAAAATTGGCTATGATTGGTTAAATTTAGATGTAGTAGAATAATATGTTGACAGTGAGTGTCAGTATGTTAATAATAATTATTAAATAGATATACTTGGAGGTATATATATGACTGAATTACAAAAATATGATTCCTTATCAAAGGAAGAAATAATGAGAATGACAGGTCAAGAAGATGACTCTGGTTCTGGCTCATTAGTATTACCAAAACTTGCTATAAATAGAGTTGGTGAAGATGATGATGGAAATAAATTAGAGGTGGGAACATACTCAATTTATGATACTGTATCTGAACAAAAAGTTTATAGTAAAAAAGGCAATGGCCCTGTGCTATTTAGACCTTTTATACGAGGGTATCAATACATGGAGTATGATGCTGAAACAAACACTTATCCAAATTACTCAGTGATTTTTAAATCATGGAAAGATGAGGCATTAGATATTAGTGGAGGTACAAAATGTGGTAAAGTTCCTTACAAAGAGTTAGATAATCTAACTAATGAAGAGGCGGCAAGACAGAAAAATATAAAATGCTATACTTTAGCATATGGATTATTAAATATGCATGCTGTTACCGGTGCAGGAGAAGAAGTAAATGTAGAAGATTTACCTTGTCTTTGGCGTACAACTGGTATGAATTTTAGACCTGTTAATGAGTCTATTAAGAGTATTAAAAATCGTGGTAAACTTATTCAAAACACAAATCTTCTTCTTTCAACAAAGAGAAAAAAACATGGAACGAATGTTTACTACATGACTGATATTTCTATTGATGATAAACAGGTAGATTTTACTAAAAAGGATTTATCTACAATGGAGCTTTTTGCCGAGACTATTGGTGAAGAGAATAAAAAAATTGTAGATGCTTGGAAAGAAGCTTCAAAAACTAAACATACAAGTAGTGATGAGGACTCTGAGAGAGTAATGAAAGACATATCACCAGAAGAGGCATTAGCATCCTAGTGTCAGATTCTATTTTAAATCGTGTTCAAATGTTTTTAGCGGAGGCCAATAAGGCCTCCGTTGAAGTATCAGATGAACTAATAGAAGAGTTTGGAAATGCTTGTAAAGATGCATTTAAAAAACAATTTACTGAAAAAAGACAAACTGATTTTAAATACAGAATGTCAAATATAGGTAGACCTCTCTGCCAATTACAAATGGAAAAGAGTGGTGCAGAAGCTGAACCAATGCCTTACAATGCTAAAATGCGTAACCTATTTGGTGATTTAATTGAAGCGGCGGCAATAACTATTATGAAATCCGCAGGAATTGAAGTAAAAGATATACAAAAAAAAGTAACACATAAATTTGATGATAAGCAAATTAATGGTACTATGGATGTAAAAATTGATAATAAGGTATGGGATATAAAAAGTGCATCACCTTGGTCATTTACAAATAAATTCTCAGAAGATGGCGGTGGATTTGAGTCTCTTAAAAAAGATGATGCTTTTGGCTATGTAGGTCAAGGCTATATGTATGGCATTGCTGATAAATCTGATTTTGGTGGGTGGATTGTTATTAACAAATCTACTGGAGAATGGTGTACTACAGAAGTTCCGGCAGAACATGAGGCTAAAGATGCGGCAGTTAAAAACGTTGAAAGTAATATAACTAAATTAGAATCAAATGAGCCTTTTAAAAGATGTTTTAGTGATGTAGAAGAGTTCTTTTATAAAAAACCTACAGGCAATAGAGTTCTAGGTACTACTTGTAGTTTTTGTCCATATAAAAAACCATGTTGGGGTAATCAAATTCAATATTTACCACAACAGCAATCTAAAAGTAAAAGCCCAAAATGGGTTTGGTACACACAAATAGATAATCCAAGAGTAGAAGATGAGAACGAGCAGTCGTAAAGCTAAAGGGAGAAGACTACAAAATTGGACAAGAGATACATTGTTATCTATATTTAAAACTTTAGATGATAATGATATAAGCTGTGCTATTATGGGGGAAACAGGGGAGGATATTAAATTATCCAACCCCGCTAAAAAATTAATACCTTATTCTTTTGAATGTAAGAACAAAGAAACATTTAAAGGTATATATGATATTGTTGCCCAAGCACAGAGCAATTCAAAAGCAACGGATGTGCCGGTTGCTATAATTAAAATGAACAAGTTTCAGCCATTAGCTATTGTTGATGCTACACATTTTTTACAACTAATAGGAAAACAAAATGGATAATGGTGTTGATACAAAAGTCAATAGTATAACAATAACAGTCTATCCTGCTGAAGGTGGTTTTGGGTGTGTTATAACAGAGCCTAAACTTTTACCTCTTACGCAAGAAATGGGTGTTGCTTTAACTATTGCTCATGGTATGGTTGCAATGTCACTAAGCCAACCAGATATAGTTTTTGATGAGGGTGTAAATTCTTTAGCAAAATTAGAAAATGATGAAGTTGCAAAAGGAACTGTAACTTTAGAGGAAATGTTTCAAAGAAAAAAGGGTAGATTACACTGATGATAAAAACGCAAATAAAAGAAAATAAGAGTGATAGTATTAAGAAACTAAAAGAAAGTGATTTCTCTGTAACTAAATTCTCAAAAGATTTATCCTATGGTAAGAAACATGAAAAACTTGTTATGAAATCTATGGAAAACTTTGAGTTAAAAACAGATAGAATGGCCCACAAAACAGGCAATGTCTATGTTGAATTTAAATCAAGAGGTAAAGATAGTGGTATAAGCACTAGTAAATCTGATACATGGATATTTAAAATAGTAAGTAATGGGGATAGACATTTATTTTCTATACAAATTCCCTTGACAAGATTAAGAAAATTAGTTAGTAAAGATTACAGAGTTGTTCCGGGTGGGGATAACTTAACATCAAGAGGATATTTAGTGCCAATAACTGATTTAATAAAAGTATGACAGTTGAATTTTGGCAATGGTGGATTTTGATTATGGTAACAATAAATACTTGCATAAATACTATTGTGTTTTTTGTAGGTAGAAAATTTAAGAAGAAAAAGAAATGATAACAAAAGAAATTTTATCTGAGGCTACAAGATTAGTTGGTACAGATAGGCAAAAAGATTATGGTGATAAGGTAGAAAATCACAATAACATAGCTAAGTTATGGTCAGCATACTTAGATGTAAAAATTGAGGCACACGATGTGGCTATCATGATGGCGTTATTAAAAGTTGCAAGAACAAAACTTGGAGCTGTTAGTAAGGATACTTATATTGATATGTCTGCATATGGTGCAATTGCAGGTGAGATTAAATTCAAGGAGGAATAATGTCAGAACAAACTGTAGCTTATATAATGACTGAAGAAGTAAGAAGTGTTATACTAAAATATATGTATACACGACCTTATCAAGAGGTAGCACAAGGTATTGCTGTATTAATGCAACTGCCTAAACTAGACCCAAAAATAAATCCAAGTTTTGTGCAAGATGAAAAGCCAAAGTCAAAATAAAAAAAGGGAGCATAACGCTCCCCTTTTTAAAACTTCTGTATCTATTGGTAGTGATGGTTTGTTAGTTATAAACCATGAATGGATTGAGCCTAGTAAATTACTTGACGCACTATCTATTTATAAAGATGATTATTATAAACATGTATTATCTGCAATAATAAAACATTGTAAATCTGAATCAGTGTCTTTTGATGATAAGTTAAATAAACTTCTTAGGCAAATGTAGATAACATTTTATCAGTCTGACTATCTAAATCTAGCTGACCTACATCCATACCTTTATCAAGTATTTCAAAAGTATCTTTATTGTTTTTTTGTGGGGCATCTAAATCTACTCCCCATGCTTCAAAATCCCCATACCTATTTATATACCACTGTTTAACATCTGGTGTAATATCTATTTCAAATTTGCCATCTTCTGTAGGATGAACATTATCTGGAAAATTATCTTTTGGTGGCATAACACCTAAATCCCATAAAGGTATTTTCTTTACTGTAAATCCTAAAGATTCTAATATTTTAGCACTATTATCATATGAGGCTCCAGTAACTTGTTCACCTTCTTTTTTCTTTTGTATTGTCTTTGATGTTGGCCATGCATAGACAGCATCACCAGAATTATATGCATGATTAATTCCCATCCATAAATCTTTTTTTAACCAATTTGCTTCTCCACCTGTTGCACTACCTACACCCATTTCTCTTTGTATTAGTGACATAGGAATATCCATTGCCATTTCAGTTTCGGTAATAAAATCTTTGTAGCTATCAAATTTTACATCTTCACCTGTATAATTTTGAAAATCGCCCACTTTATCTCCAGATGATAATGCAGGAAATACTGTATCAGAAACCATAGATTTTAGTTTATCATACTCTCCTAAAACAGTAATACTACCATCTGAATTTTCTTTAAAACGAAGTAGGTTTATGGGAGTTTGTGTTTTTTCCCAATCAAAATTAGATGTTGCAGGAGATTGTTCTAAATCAACTTGTATTTTATCATACTTAGATTGCAATACTTTAGTTCCATCTGGTAATATTTCTACAGAAAATAAGGGGCGTTGTGTTATACTGCCATAAAAAGGAGAACCTAATTCATCTATACCTGTTCTCTTATCTAATTGAATTTCTGTTGGATTTGTAGGTTGTATTTCTTCAGCCATTAAAATAGTACGACCTTTATAATTACCTGTTCCCTCTCGTCTATTAATCAATTGCCAAAATGCTAAATTTTCAACTGTGCTTCCTTTTACACTTGAAGAAAAATGCCTATCTTTATATCTAGGAAAATTGGTTAATAAATTTGTAGTTCCATAAAGTTCAAAATAATCTTGTTTTAAACCATATTCTAGTTTTCCATACAAATCATAAGTAGATTGTCCTTGCCATTTAGGTTTTCCTTCTACTGTATATCCTAAACTTTCTCCCCCTAAAACTGCAGTTCCTTTTTCTTTTGCATATGCCGGTGACATTTCTAATATTTCTTTTTCACCTACCTCAAGTGTAGTTTTTTCTTGCAATCCATCAAAACTAAATCCTGCACTATCTTTTATCTCTGATAAAGCATTTTGATAATATTTCCATTCGGGTAAATCTTTTGCAAAAGTATTTGTCATAAGAGTTTTAACCATGTTTTCAAATTCAACCATAGCGGGTAATCGTGACCCTGTTCCACCTTCCATCATTGATTTTGTATTATCTGCTACAGCTTCTTTATATGCTTTAGCCATTAAAGAAAACTCCTCATAGGTAGGTGTAGAAATTGTTGTTGGTGGAGTATCTCCTTGAAAATGCATAAAACCTTTTTTTCCATCTATTGTTGCTGTTGTTTCATTTCTTTTTACATTATTAAGGTACTCCATCATCCATGCTTGTGCATTTCTAAATACAGGCCCATTAGGTGCTCTTGCATTATCTACAAGAGCGTCTGCAAATTTGCCAGTAATATCTCTAAGTTGTGATTGTTTATTAACATCTCTTCCTTCTGGAATCCAATCGTAAATTTTCCAATCCCCATTTTTAAAAGTATTATAAGTTGTAGTTTCTATTAATGTATTTTGGGGTATTACACCTCTATTTTCTCCTAACTTATTCATTAAATTATTAGATGAATATTGTAAAAGAACTGGATTTAAATACTGATTAGTTACGAGTTCATTAATTTCATTTCTTGCACCTATTCCATAACCATGTACTGAATTACCACCAATTGGAGAATTTTCCGGTGCAACAGGAGGCTGTAAAGTAGATTGAATAATTTCCCTATGAATATCCGCTATACTGTCGTGTGTTTTACTTATAGAATTTTCTAATCTTGTAATATTATCTGCTATAGGCCCTTTACTAGCAACGGCTATTTGCCCTTGTAATTCAAAAGGATTATCTTTAAGATACTTTAATACAGAATCTTTAGAAACTTTATTTACATTTTGTGCATCAAGTTGTGCTATCTTATTTCCAAATCCTGTAACATTTAAATGCTTTCTAAATCTTTTAACTTGTGCAACTTTTTTTACTTGGTCTAAAGTAATAGCACCATTTGCATCTGCATTAATTCCATCAACTGCAATTTCAAGCCCATTATAAAATGGTGCTTGTTGTAAAGTAGGTCTAACATCTTTTTCTGTAACTTTTGGTGGATTTTTTATTCCGGGAGCAGGGAGTAAGTCTTTTGGAGTAGCCGCCGCACCTACACTTTGTGCTTGAACTGGCCTAATATTATTTACTTGTCTTAAATGATTAGCAATATTATTAGCCATTATAGGCCCATATTTATTAACGTTTGCCTGTTCCCAAGATTGAATAGCCAATTGTTTTATTTCTTTTTTTACTGTTGCATCTTTTGTTGCGGCTTCTGTCATGACTTTCCAGTCACCTTCAACAGTCATATTTTTAGCTTTCTTTTGTTTTACACCATTTTCAAATACCTTAACAGTATTTTTAAATTCAAAAGGAACTTTAGCTTTTATAAAATTAGCAGTCGCTTTCATGCTTGGAACAGGATATTTAGGCATCTTCATAGCACCATAACCAGTAGACTCCCATGCCGCCATTGTTGCACCTACAATCTCTTCTTGTAAACTTTCTGTTATATCATTATGTATTTCTGCACTAAGAGGTAAGCCTTGTAATGCTCTGTATATATCATTAAAATTTGCAACAGTGCTTGCTGTATATCCTGCGGCAGTATCAAGTGTAATACCTAATGCACCTTCCATTCCGCCGGCAAAAAACGCACCTGTACCATACCATTCTGTTAAAGCTCTTTCTTTTAATACTCGTTGCCAATAAGGTTCTTCTGGATTTACATATTGTTTTTTTGCATCACTTAATAAATTACCAAAATGTTTATTTACATTTGTTACCCTATTCATGTAATTTTTATACATGTTTACGGGTATGTCTACTACATCTTGTATAAAACCTCCGCTTTTCTTTTTAGCTTTTTCTGTAGCTTTTATTACTTTTGGGTCTTGGTATTGTCTGTATAATTTTCTGTCGTCTCTACTTTGTTGTTCTACAGTTTTTGGTTTAGAACCATCTGGTATTTCTGGTGTTCTAATAGGGCCTACTTTTTTTTTAAATTCCTGTTTGTATTTATCTTGATTTTTATTAAACCTATCTGTTCTCTCTTGCTGAGTCATTTGAGAGAAAGATTTTTTAGGTTCACTATAAGATAAAAAAGACGGCATACCCTTTGGTCGAGTATCCGTCTTTGGTTTATTAAATGTTGTTTTTTGGTGTGGGCCGCCGTGTGGCATTGTTAAACTCCCATTGGTTGTGGTTTCATTAATCCCATATTTTCTCTTTCTTCATCTTTTATACCCGGTGCATTACTAAAGTTATCTGGTATTACAGGCATATTAGAATAAGTGTTTTGTAAATTTGGCATTTCATTAGGATTAAGAACAGGTGTTCTTCCTTGTCCAAACATTACATCACCGCCTAAAGCACTACGTTCTTCTTTCATAAATTTATCAGTTAAAGGTCTTGCTGATGCTTGCCCAGACATAGCTGTATATTGTTGCATTAGCTGTTTAAAATCTAAATCATTCATAGCCCTCATCAAGTCTCCTGCCATAGAAGCTCTTGTAACTCCTCCATCCATACCTGTTTGTGGTGTTATATCTGTAGGTTGACGCATTAATTGCTGTTTCATTAAGCCAGTTGTTTCAATAGCCATTTAACCTCCTAGTGGATTTTTAGCTGATAATTTTATTTCTTCTAGTTGAACATCTTGTATTTCATTTTCCTTTTTAACAATAGCAACATCTTTACTTAGCTGTTCAATATCTTCTTCTAATTCCCAACCATATTCTTCTAGCATTTGAAGTTGTTCTAAGATAGGTTTTAAGTTAGCAGGTTCTGGTAACATAGCTATTTGTTCTCTAATTTTACCTATCTCTTTAAATACTAAAGTTAAATCTGTAGGTTTAATTTGTTCTTCTACTTTTGCAATTCTATCAATTAAATCTACTTTATATTCATTAGCATATAATAAAGCACTGTCTACTTTTATATTAAGCTCTTTATCTTTTTCTTTTAGTGGTGCTAAATTAACTGGAGGTGTAGATTCTATTGCATCAAGGCGAGAGTTAAACTGGCCCCATGTGTAAAAGCCCCCTCCAATTGCCCCAATTACGCCTAAAAGTGCCGCATAGGTACTAAGTTTATCCATTATTTTCATCGTTTAAGTGCCTCCAATTCAGCTAACAGTTTATTCTTAACTGTATTTAAGTTAATTAATTTAACCCTATTTACCTCAATAGGGTCATTCTCTTCATACAAATTTAAACTTGTATTTAAATATATATCCCCTGTATAAGGAGATAAATCTACTTGCAAAAAAAATCCCATGTTTGTGTTTTCATATACATCTTTAGCAGAATAAAATGCTACTTCCGTATAAGAATCAAGGTCATTTCCTTTAAAAAATAAATCTTCTTTTGATAAATTTTGAGTTGTTTCTCTTGTATTTTTAGCTATTTGTTTAGCTATCTTTTTTAAATTTTGTCTTAATTTGCTTTCTACTTTTGCAACATCTGTAGCAACCCTGTCGTTGGTGTCCACTTCTTCTCTTCCTTCCGATTGTACACCATCTTTCCCTTCACTATCTTCTGGCTGTACTTCGGAGTCCTCAGTGCTTTCGCTACTGGGTTCGTCTTCTTCTGTTGAACTTTCATCTGTTGTTTCATTTTTTGCTACTTCTTTTTCCTCTTCTAATTGCTCTGTTTCAGTAGATTTAGGCTCTTCCATTGCCTCTTCTTTTTCTTCAATAGCCTCTGGTACGCTCTCTTCGTTAGTTGCGATTTCTTCCATCGGTTCCTCAAACTCTTCAAAAGATTCTTCAGTAAGTTCATCACTAAACTCCTCCTCAGTTATCTCTTCAAAAAACTCTTCGGCTGTTATGCCTTCTTCTTCTAGAAACTGTTCAAATTCTTCCTCCATCCCAGTCTCTTCTATAAAACTTGTAAAGTCTTCTTCAAATTCCTCTGTAAATACTTCCTCTACCATCATTGGTGGAGGCTCCATTGTAAAATCACTTTCAAAAAATACCTCTTCTATTTCGGGTATCTCTTCCATATCAAACTCCTCCACTATTGGAGGTAACTCTTCTATATAAATTGTTTCTATATCTTCAAAATAAAATGAATCATCAAATGTAAATTCATCTTCTACAACTATGTACTCTTCTTCAAAGTATATATCATCTGTATCCCAATTAAAATCATCTGGAATAT